CTGACAGGGATACAGAAAACAGACGGTATGCACAACCATTGAACAGGTGATTTAGTTGTTAAAAAATAAAACTATGGATATAAACGAACTAAAAAAAGCTACAATCTATCAATCATTTGAGGATTTAGGGATGGAGACAAAGAACTCTAAAAGTAAAGCAAAGTATGATTGTTTGAATATAGACCCCAAAGACAAATTGATATTAGATGTTTGATGTAATACTGGATACTTTCCTATCAGGTTTTGTCAGAATGGAGCAAAATTTGTGTATTGAATAGATGTTGATTTGCCTTGAGGTGCAGGGATGGAAGTAATCAAACTAGCAAAATGATATGCAAAGCACTATTGAATAGACAATATAGATTTCAGGATAGCAAGTATATTTGATAACTTAGACTATATAGAGGAGAAATTGGATATAATCACTTGCACATCTACATTTCATTACTTTAGAGATTTACAGCCAAAGTTTTTTGAGATATGTAATGATAAATTAAAAAAATGAGGGCTGATAATCCGAGAGGGTGGATTGCCAGAAGTATCAGAAAAGTATTCAAGAAGTGTAGATGAGATACCTTGCTACTTTCCAAATGAAGAGGATTTGAAAGCAATGGCGAAAGGTTTTGAGATAGTTTATAAATGAAAATCAGTAGACCAGAAATGAGATAAGATAGCGAGATATGTTTTACATTTCCAAAAGAAATAATGAGAAAACTTATAATAATAGCTTGATTGCCTTGAAGTGGTAAGACTACAACAGCGAATAAGTTGTCAGAACATTTTACAGAAAACAAGATAGACCATACATTATTATCAATAGACTATTTATACTTAGATTTCATACAAGAGTTTTTTCCTTATCTATATTGAATAGAGATAAATAATAATATCCAACGACATTATGAGAGGTTAGAAAATAGCATAGGAAAAGATTTTGAGTATTACATAAAAAAGAAAATAAGAGAATGAAAATGACATATAATTATAGATGGGCGACATTTAGAATTGATGGGGTATAGGATAAAAAAAGAGTTTATGAAGAAGTTTGAAGTTCACGAGATAATTATGGATAAAGAAAAACCATTGATACAGATATGATTGTCAGTTATTAGAGATATGGACTTCTACAAAGTTGTTTTACAAAATATTATGCAATAGATGACAAAAATTAGTATAATAATCCCAGTCTTGAATGGCTACGAGATGACCAAAAACATCATACAAAACATAGGTGATGTATTTGTCCATCCATACGAAATAATTATCATAGATGATTTTTCAAATGATAGGACAAAAGAATTTAAAAATGATAAAAGAGTAAGATATTTTAGAAATGAAGAATGGCTAGGAGTAAATAAAAGCTGGAATAAGTGAATAAGTAAAGCAAGAGGCGACTATATACTTGTAATCAATAATGATATAATCTTGAAACCTTGATTTGATACTGCTATGGTTGAATGTTTAGAAGATAGTTATATAGTTTGACCATACAGCACAAGGCTAGATAAACCTTTTGAATGAGAAATATTTATCAAGCAACAAAATATTATAGGTTGGTGTTGGATGACTACAAAAGAAAGGCGAAAAGAGATTTGAGATATAGACGAAAGTTTGTGTATATGGTATGGTGATGACTGGATATTCCAAAGGGTAGTAAAAGATTTGAAACAAAGCCCTTGAATAGCAAATACATTGATACATCATTTTGAAAGTAAGACACTAACAAACGACGAACATAAACAGAAAATACGAAAAGAGATTGAAAAAGACAAGATAAGATGGCAAGAGATAATAAGGGAGAGAGGGCGGAATTAGTTTTTATATTATAATCTTATATATTATGAGTGAACTATTAAAAAAAGAGTACATCAAAATTGATGACGAATGTTTTGAGATTGTAGAGGAGAGAAAATCTAAGTCTACAATAAACTACAAACTTTTATTTGATAATATGGATAAGTATCTCAAAAACTATATCTTGAAAGTAAAAGAGATAAACCAACACATAAATCAGATAAAAGAGCTTTGTGAAAAATACAACGAAGCATTAGACGATATGATTAAAGCAAAAGAGGAATTAGGGTATGATTATGAAGTACCTGCAAAGATTGACTACGATTTTTTACAAGCAGAGGCAAATAAACCTGATGAATGAGAAGAAAAAACAGCTTCTTAAAGAGGTCTTGAGTAAAAAAGAAACAAGAGTAAAATATCTTGAACAGGATTTTTTAAGATTTTGTTTATATTATTTTCCTAGCTCGTTTCATTATCCAAAGATTGCACCATTTCATAAGAAGTGGTGTAGTCTTACTCAAGAATGATATAATATCTATATAGAATGACATAGGGAGAGTGCAAAGACTATGTTAATTTGACTACTTTACGATTTATGGTGTATATGTTATAGGAAAAAGAGGTTTATTTGTGTATTCTCGTATGAACAGAAGTCATCAAGTTTTCATCTTTTTCAGATAGCTATCCAATTACAAACAAATAAAAGACTAATAAACGATTTTTGACAGTTGTTTTTTTCTGATAATGTAGAAAAGAAATCACAAAAGAAGTCAGTAAATGAGTTTATAACTGAGAATGATATAAAACTAAAAGCGTTTTCAATGTGAACTTCTATGAGATGACAGGTATTTATGAGTAAAGATGGTATGGTAAGACCAGACTCATTACTTCTTGATGATATTGATAATATCAACAGCGTAAAGAATAAAGCTATCATAGACCAAAATATGAGATTTTTAGAGGATGAAGTGTTTTGAGGTCTAGCTGATTATTGTCAGATTAGGATACTAGGTAATGTGATAATGGAAGATTGACTCAATCCAAGACTAAAACAGAAATATAAAAACAATGCTTCCTGGAGCATACAATCACAAAAGGTAGTAGATGAAAATGGAGAGCCAGTATGGGATAGATACACAAAAACAAACAAAGAAGCTGAGGAGTATAATAAGGATATACAAGACCCAAAAAAACATAAGATTTCACTAGAAAAAAAGCTAAATGATTTATGAGAAATATCTTTTAACCAAAACTATTTATTAAAACCATTCTCAAATAAAGATAGGTTGATAAAATCAGATTATATAAGGATGTTTGATGAAAATATAGAGTTTGATTATATTGAGGCTGGTATAGACCCTGCATTCAGTGAAAAGACAAAATCCGACTCTTTTTCTATTACAGTGACTGGATTTAAGAAAGTAGAAAATGTATTATATAGATATGTATTAGAAGAGATAAGTTTGAAAGGCGAAGAGAAAAATAACCAAAATATATGTAGGACAGTATTGAATATGTATCTTAACTATAAGCCAAGGAATATAAAAGTTGAAAAGAATAATGGTTGAGAGATTTATGCTAAACTATTTAAAGACCCTGCGAATATGTGAGGCTATAATCTACCAATTACTACAATCAATGCAACAAAAGATAAACGGACTAGACTAAAAGAGTTTGAGGGTTGTTTCCAAAGAGGAGAGATATTTTTCAAGGTATGAAAAACAGACAATTTAATAGAGCAACTACTATATTTTACTGGTGAGAGTGGAAACAAAGATGATGCAGTTGATAGTATGGTTCATAGCTTCGGATTGTCTTGAGTTTGATTTTATTTTGACACCATATAAAGATGTATGAAGATATAATAAAAGAACTAAAATTAAAATGAAACAGAAGACTTGCTTGATTTGTAAGACTATATTATTTAGAAAATAAGGATAAAGAAGAGATTATGGAAATATTATATATAAATACTGAATGGTGATATTATAGTATGAAAAATAGGGCAAAAAAATATATTCAAAATTTTATTCAAACTCAAAAAATTGTTTAAAATCCAGTAAATAACAAATATCTATTTATTTTTTAAAAAAACATATTATAGTAAAGATAATTTTATTATTATCTTTTTTTGTATGGAAGATAAAAAAACGAAAAAAACAGTAAAGAATAAAACAGTAAAGAATAAAACAACATCCAAAAAATCTATAAACTCGGTTTGATTTCAAGTGATAGGACAGGATTTTGCGTCTTGTTGAAAAACTGTTATTGATAAAAATACTTATTATAGAATACAAAACTACTCACTAGAAGCAGAAGCATACAGAACAAAGATAGTGAACTGGGTAGGTAAAAATTGATTATATCTCCGAAAAGACTGAGAGGTATTAGATAATGAAGAGGAGTTGAAAAAGGTTTATGATGTATTCAAAGATAATACACGAAGCACACTAAAAGATAAATATTTCACTAATCATTTTTGTAGTGGAGATATTTATATGTATCCAAGAAAAACATTATCAAACGATATAGCTTGTCAGATAGTGGATAGTAGAACGATAATAAAAGAGGTGGATAAATTCTGAAATATAGTATGATATAAACAAATCAGTGGTATGAATATGAGAAACATACCAAAAGATTGACTATATAATAGTATTGTAAGATATGACTCAAACAATCCTAACTACTGAAAATCTATATATCAAGGGATAGTATATGACGCTTTGAGTGATACTGAAAGCTCAAAAAGACAGTTCTATTTCTTTGAAAATAATAGTGTTCCTAATGCTTTGTTTATGCTAGACCCTAATATTACTATGGACAAAGATAAACTAAGTCAAATCAAAGAAGATGTAAACAACAAATATAAAGGTTCTGAGAATGCTCATAAAATAATGATAGCAGGTGGTATCCAAGATGTGAAGATACTAGAACTAAGTAATAAAGATTTGGATTTAATAAATTTAAGAAACTTTATAGTAAAGAAATGGTGAATGGTGTTTCAGATAGACCCTAGAATTATCTGATTTATGATGGAGTGAGGTGCTGACAGGAGTATCACAGCGATAAGACAAGAAGCGAACGAGACAATAAACAATCTATCTATGCAGTTTGAGGATGATATAAACAACTTTTATAAACAGTTTGTAAACCCAAAAGCTGATTATAGGATAAAAGTAGATAGCGAACTATTTATAGATAGAAAAGAGATTGAAGAGGGGCAAAGAAAGGATATCCAGTTATGAATAATAACAATAAACGAGGCTAGGTGTGAAAGGGATTTAAAAAAGTTCGAGATAGAGGGAGCTGATAAACCTCTAATATGAAGTAATATGTCGTTTTTAGAAAATCTTAATAACCAATTTAACTTTTAAATAATTTAATATGAAAAAACCACAATCATTTTTCAAGATGTCTTTGAAACAAGAGGACAATAAACCAAGTATAACAGAAGTAACCTATAAGGGTGCTGATGGTAATACCTATAACTGATTACAGTTTGAGTGATACGCAAGCACAAAAGATTTAGATAGGGGTAGAGATGTGATAATGCCAGAAGCATTTAGGAACTCTATTGAACAGTTTATGGAAAACCCAATAATCTTTTTACAACACGACTCAAACAAAGCGATAGGAACTATCATTGAAGCTACTATTGATGATGTTTGATTGTATGTTAAAGGTATAGTAAAGACTGATAAGGATAATATATTCCAAGATTTGAGGACAGGGGTAATCAAAACTATGTCATTTGGATATAGAATAACTGAATATGAAACAATAGATACACCTGATTGAGTATACCGACAGATAAACTGACTAGAATTATTTGAGGTTAGTTTGGTGAGTGTACCAATGAACCCAAAAGCAAAGATAAAAAGCAAAAAAGAGTTGTTAGAAAAATGATTGAATGATGAAGAATATGCTAAAAACTTCCAAATATCTAAGAATGATGAGTATACATTATACAAATCAATAGAAGATTTGAGGATTAAAAGCGAAGATTTGGTAGAAAAAGAAGAGGTAGTAGAGGAAAAAGAGAAAATAATTGAAGAAAAAGAGGAAATCAAAGAAGAAATTACAGAAGTTGAAGAAGAAAACACAGATACAGAAGAAAAAGAAGAGGAAAAACCAGTTGAGACTGATACAGAAGTTAAAAATAAAGAGGTTGAAGAAGAAAGTGTGGATAATGTAAGCGAAGAAGAAAAAACAGATGAAATTGAAACAGAAAACAAAGAAAATAAAGAAATTGAGAAAAAAGAACTTATATCTAATACATCACTACAAGCACAAATAACAGATAAGTTAAAAGAGGAGCTTTGAATAGAAGATTGAAGTAATGAAAGGGTGCGAGTGTTAGAAATATTTGAAAATGAGTTTGTGTTTAATCATTATTTATATGCAGAAGAATGATGATTTGATAAATATTATAGAAGATGATACAAAATAGAAGATTGAGATGTTATGCTTGAATGAGAGAATGTAGAAGTTGAAAGTCAAACACAATGGATAGATAAGACAAAAGAATTCAAACTAGAATTAGAAAAATCACTAGAAATTGAGAAAAAAGAACTTATATCTAATACATGACTAGAAGCACAAATAACAGATAAGTTAAAAGAGGAGCTTTGAATAGAAGATTGAAGTAATGAAAGGGTGCGAGTGTTAGAAATATTTGTAAATGAGTTTGTGTTTAATCATTATTTATATGCAGAAGAATGATGATTTGATAAATATTATAGAAGATGATACAAAATAGAAGATTGAGATGTTATGCTTGAATGAGAGAATGTAGAAGTTGAAAGTCAAACACAATGGATAGATAAGACAAAAGAATTCAAACTAGAATTAGAAAAATCACTAGAAATTGAAGACAAAGAAGTTGAAGAAGAAAAAGAAACTATTGAAGAGCCTGAAATACCTGAGAATGTCGTTTGAGATAGCGACAAATCTGAAGTTGAAGATACTGAAACACCTGAGAATGAGGTAGAGGAAGAAATCAACGAAGATTTGGAAAAAAGGTTCAATCAAATAGAAAAAACTCTTGAAACAATAGAGGAAACAAAGGGGCTATCTATTGAAACCAAAAGTCAAATAGAGTTGCTTCAAAAAGATTTATCTGATTTGAAATCTGATACAAAGAAATTCAAAGAGGATATGAGTGTAGTAGTAGAATGATGTCTAAGTAAAGTAAAAGAGCTTTACACAGCATTCAAAAACCATTATATTGATAGTGCTTTACCTTATGTAGAGGAGAAAAAGCCTGAGGAAGATGTAATGTTAGCGACTTGATTAGCAAAAACTATTGCTAAAATTAAGTCATAAAACCTTTTATATATTTATATTTAAAAAAATGGATAAATTATTAGAGCAATTAGCAGAGTTGAAATCTATAGAGATTACAGACGAAGTAAAAGAATTATCAGAAAAGAAAATATCTGATATGAGAGCGAAAGCAAACGAAGTAGTTCATACAACAAATACAGGATATGGTAAAGAACTTATCCCAGTAAATGTATTGACTGACACAGTTTTAGAAATGATTCCTACTTATGCAGGAATATTGAATGCGTTTATGGTAGGTTTCCACGGAAACTCTATGGGTAAATCAGAGAAAGTACCAATCGTAGGAGAAATCCCATTTGCACAAGGTAATTCTGAATGGACTACTGGAGCAGGTGCAATCGCACAAGGAAAACAATTATTGCCTACTGGTGATGTAACAATCAACCAATATTCAATGATAGTTTCTGTTGATGTATCAAACGAAGAATTGGCTTACAGTGTTGCAGATTTACAAACAATGATTTTGAGAAAAATGTCTCAATCATTTGTTAGAACATTTGAAAGTGCTATCGTAAATGCAGATCCTGAAACTTCGAGTGTTGGAAATGTAAACTCTGATGACCAAGCTCCAGCTATAACATTTGCGGCAACTGGTTGAGCATCAGACCACAGACTTCTTTGATGGACTGGTTTGAGAAAAACAGCTCTAGCAGGAACTGTAGATGTAGACTACAAAGATTTAGGTACTCTAACAATGGAAGACTTATTTGTTTTGAGAGGGCTTATGAATAAATATTCTACTAATCTACAAGATTTAGTATTGATTATGGATTATAAAGCATACAACAAAGCATTAGCTATCTCTGAATTCCTAGAATTCCAAAAGAATGGAGTAAATTCAACAGCTATAACAGGTGCATTATCTAATATAGCAGGAGTTGATTTGTTTGTTCACAGAGATTTCCCTTCAACAGAAGCTGACGGAAAAGCAAGTGCAACAGCATCAAACAACACTAAAGGTTCTGCTCTATATGTATGGAGACCAGCAGTACAACGAGGTTACGGTAAAAATGGATTAGATATTACTGTGTATAAAATACCAGGTAAAGGATATCAATTCGTTGGTACTATGGATGTAGGATTTGCTATCGCTAACAAAAAAGCAGGTGAAACAGACCCAGCAGTAGTATTATGAATAAATATATCCTAGTTAATTAATGGCTTTGGGGGGTTGCCATAAAATCCCCCATTCTTTACAATTAACAATTCATTATGGCTGAATTAAAAAAATATCAATACACTTGAAAAGAGCATACAATGGTAAAAACTCACAAAAATAGTGATAAAGTAAAAGTAGTTGAATGAGAAATCTTTGAAAGTGAATTAGAGATTAAAAATATGTATTTTAGAGAAGTTAAAGGAGATGTGGAAGTATCAAAACCAAACACAGATATTATTGAAACATCTAAACCTGAAACAACACTAGATAAAAACTCACTTATCAAATTATATATAGAGAAGTTTGGTAAAAGACCTTGACCTAAATGGAGTGAAAAAGTTATTTTAGAAAAACTAAACTCATAAAATATGGGATATATAAACAATACAGAGTATATGCAGTTTGCTTGAGTAACATCGCTTGATGCACAAACAAGCACACAGGTTAGTCTATTGATTGATAGCACCAAAGACATATTAGATTGATTGATATGAGATTTATCATATTGAAACAAACAAGAGGATATAAAGGTATGCGAAGTTGATTATAAGTTCGGATATTCTATAATCCAATTATCTAATCTTGAGGTTGCTAGTATCACAGAAATAAACTGAAAAGCATATACAGGGGTATTGAATACTGATTATAGGATACAAGACCCTAAAAACAGTAGATTATATATAAAAAACCTAGTTGAGTATATGTCTTGACTAGATTTTCCATATTTCACTATCAAATATGTAGCTTGATATCAGACTATACCGAATGATATTAAGTATATGCAATATTTGATGGTATCTTGAGAATTAGCGAAAACACAATGACAAGAAATAAAATCATATAATTTATGACCTAGAAGTGTGACCTTCAAGGATATAAAAGATTTTGATACAGTAAAATCCACTATTTTTAATTATTCAACCATCACAGTATAATGTTTTTAGATAAGATATGCTCTATATATGATGTAGATATAGTGACTATAGATGGAGAGGATACTAAAAGCTATTTTCCTGTTTATCAGTCTATTGCTTGTGATTTCTATGTCCCAAATAACAGATATAGAAGTAATAATCAAGCTAGAGAGTTTGAAAACGAAAGTTTAGAGGTTGTGCTTGAATGAGATAAGACATTAGTTCGTAGGGGGATGACAATAGATTTATCGACTGATATGATGGACTTTGGTAGTTATGTTATAGATAGTGTGTTCCCATATAAAGACATAAACTGAAAGATAGATAATATCGTTTTAAAGGTAAGTGAAAGAGATGTTGGAAACTTATATTAAAACTTGAATAGAAAAATGAGTAGAGCTTTTACTCAAAGAAGTAGAGAAAAACACTCCAGAGGATACTTATGAACTACAAGAGGGAAACAAAAAGCAACCAATAAGACAGCAAGGCGATATAATCTCTTGATGACTGATAAATAAAACACCCTATGCTCCGTATGTAGAATATGGGGTTAGTGGTAAGAAATATAATTACTATAAATGAGGTGGTAGAAGGAATGGTTGAAGCCCTTTTTATAGCTGAGTAGGTGCAAGGATGTATTCAAAAGCACAGTTTGAGAACGAAAAAGAGGTTAAAAGTATTATAGAGGGTGAAATAAATAAATTTATCAGAAAACTTAATCAATAATGGCAAAAGTCGTAGAAATAGACCAAATATGTGATTATCTGAAAGCTACAACAAGTATAGCCACTGTTTTGAGTGATAGGATTTATTATTGAGAACCTATGAGAGAGCAGACCTGAATATATCTGACTATAAACACAGTATCACAGGTTATAAATGCAGTAGATAAACAAGCATTAGTAGAGTTTAGATTGATATGACATAATGAGAATGTGAGAAAAAAGGAACTGGTCGCAATCTCTAAATTGCTTATAGATAATTTAGTCACTACAAACAGCTTTCAAGTCTATAAATTATGAGATTTTGAGGTTTATAAGATTAGAGAGGGTGGAACATATAGAATGTTTGTTGATGATAAAAATAGAAACCTACTTATTCAAGACTTTGTGTTCCAGTTTATAAATTAGATGATTTTATTTCTTGAGAATAAAAAATGCAAAAAAATTACAAGAACAAATCTATGAAGATAGAGAAAACAAAATTCATAACAAAAGAGATTAAGTCAGAAAAAACAAAGCAAGTAACTTTGAAAAGACTGACTATAATAGATTGAGTAGCATATTGACCTTGAGTGGTTGAACTACCAATAAACGCATACAAAAAACTTTTTAAATTATAAACAATTAAAAAATGACAGCAACAAATCAAAAGGCATTATCAGTTCTAGCTTGACAAGTATATGTAGCAAACTGGGCAACAATTACACCACTTGATGACAGTTTAAGTAATGTAGCAACTGTAATATCTGAATTAGACGCTCTTTCTTATGAAAGGATGGCTTCTGTAACTGATGTACAGTTCGCAGTAAATACTTCTGACAACCAAATCAAGATTGAAACAGATGATAACTGAGTAATTTATCAAGCATATACTCCAAATGCGAGAATATCTTGAAACTGGTATGAAATCGGTGAGATGGATGTATTAGAAAAAGTATTAGGTATTAGTTCAGTAGATGTAAGTGGTACAACTGATTATACTGCATACGGTTCTAATCTACAATTAAAAGAACTTCCAAAATTAGTAGTAAAGATTGTATGAAACAATGATGCTAATGGTAAAAACAAGACTATCTACTTATACGATGCTTGATTGAATGGTGATTTGATACAAGGGTTTGTAGATGTAGTAAGAGCTTGAGATGTTCCAAATAGTCCGTTTGAATTTATGGGTAATAGATGAGGGCTACGACTTGTTAAAGATGAGATTAACTATCAAGGAGCTTAATTAAATACATAAGCAGGTGGGGTGACCTGCCTGCTTTATTTAAAATATAACCAATATTATGCAAAGAACAATAAGAAAATCTATTGAAATAAGTCTAATCATAGAAAAAAGATTGTTATTTTGGAAATATGATAAGGTTATAAAATTAAAATTCAAACAAGCGACAGTAATGGAAGCGATAGATTTTGGGGAAACTATAAAAGGGAATATGTTTAACATTGTTATATGGTTATTGGATTTTATCACAAAACATAGTGATAAAAAGATAACAAAGAGGGATAAACAATGTATAATGGTGAAATGGGGGGAGATATTGGATTTAATTAAGAAACACTACTTATGATTTGATAAGAAAAACGAAACTAAGGGAGAAAATCCACCATTCAGTAGTTATATAACAATACTAAGTGAAAAGACTTGATTACACCCTTTGGCTTTAATGGAGAACTATACTTTTGAGCAGTTAGAATGGATTACAGAGTGATTAGTTTGGAATGCTAACGAAACAAGCAAAGAATGACAAAGAAAAAATAAATTATTCCTAGTGAAACAAAGAGCCGAGAATAGAAGCGAAGAAGAAAATCAGAAAATCAAGCAAATTTTATCTACTATCTCTTGATAATGGAACCTATTAAAATAGATGTCAAAGTAAACACAAAGGAGATAAAAGAAGCTCAAAGAGAGATACAGAAATTTGCTAATGATAATTGAAAAGCACTTGACCCG